GTTGCCCCCCTTTCGAGTGGCGAAGATCACCCCCATTTTGGTCATATTTGTGAGTGACATCACATGATTTCGCTTGACAAACGAAGGCACATATGCATGCAGCCCAGGGCACATATAAATAAGCACACCTATTGTTAGGACAATTGGTGTGCTTATGGGTTATGTGGTGTGGTTCACGTGGAGATAAGTTGACTTTCAGAGAATGTTGGTGCATTATTAATACATGAACGGAACAGAAAGGAACCGAACAATGGACACCATCGACAAGATCAAACTAAACGCCTCATACGGTGTGAGCAAGCATCCACGCTCCTACACTACACAGAACACCAACCCTTGCGAGAGCATGAAACTTCGAATGGTGATTGGCGGGTGGACGGATTATTATGTGAACCACAGAAACAGTTGGGCTGCATTTAATGTTCACGGAGAGCGCGTCAACGTGTATGACGATAAGCCCGACAGCGATATCATTACTTTTCAATGGGGCTTCAACACATTGAGGACAACCGTTGGAGGGATTGTCAAAGCAATGTCTTTGATTGACAAGTGGCTTGAGGTGTGAGAACGATGTGGGAACTCATTAATGGCGAATGGATTTGGATGGATAAGGAAATGGGGGCGGATGAGTATGAGCGACGGAATTCTACTGAGGTTTATGCAGGCTACTCTCCTACTGACGTGCGGGATCATGGTAAGCGCCTTAGTGCGAGCGGGGTTGCTGTCGGTGTCGCTGGGGGTATGATTGCGGCGAAGGCTGCGCCTAGGATTGGGGGTTGGTTGTTGTGGATGGCGCTGTTTGCGGTGCTGGTGACGGTTTTTTCGTGAGGATTTATTCTCCAAAGTTGGAGTATAAGGTCAAGCGCGTGATGTGCTATAAGACAGACAATCGTCATGTGACTAAGTATTACATCGCAGGCCATCGCGGAACCATCATCTTAAATCGCACTTGTGAAGACTACGTGGTTACTTACAACGGGAAGCAACATGGGTGTATTAGGTACCCACACTACTACGATAAGATCGTGATGGTGTGTGCAGCAGCGTCAAACATGCTCGGAACTCCGGTGGTATTGGACAAACAAGACGAACCCACACTCTTTTAACAGATTCCCGGCTGGACGGGTAATACCAGAACACTGAACAGAAATCGAGCCATACACGAAAGGAAATGATCATGGCTGTTGTTTACTCTTCTCTTTCCGACGACTTTGCTGGCAAGAAGGCTTTTTTCACCGCTCAGAACTCTGCTGTTTCTTTTAAGGAACTGCGCGGCAAGAAGATTGAGATCAAGGATATCGTGATTACTGAGGATGATGTGGTCGATACGGACACTGGTGAGGTTGAGACGCGTCGGGCGATCACTGTGATCGACAAGGACGGTGCGGCGTACGGGACTTCGTCTCAGACTGTGGTGGCACAGATTCAGCGCCTTGTGGACATTCTGGGTGACGTGAAGTCCTGGCCGGAGCCGGTGACTGTGGAGGTCGGTTCGGCGAAGTCGGGTCGTGGTCGTGAGTACACGACCGTGACGCTGGCCTGAGTCGGATAGAATGACGGAGCCCCCTGCCCCTTAGGGGGCAGGGGGTTTTGTTATGGTTAAGTCTCATTGGGCTAAGCATTATAGGTCGTTTAAGCGTGGCGCTAAGCGTGTTGGTAATACGGCTGCTGACGTTAGGGAGTTTGTTGGCGGCCTGAATTTTTCGAGCAATTTGGGATTACCTGACACGCTGGGGGAGATGTCTTCGGGACCCGCGAAGATGGGTTCAGTGAAGGCTGATGCTAAGAGACAGCATCGCTCTGAGTTGGATAAGGCGCGAGAGTTGCTTCAAGGTGAGCGTGATCGTGCGATCCGGAAAATGTATAAGATGGCTACTAGTCGTGATGGTGCCGATATTCGGGGAACTAAGTATGATCCGTTGGGTAAGTCTGCCATTGGGAAGGTGACGTTGAAGAATGCGGCGAGAGAACTTGAGCGCCTTAGCGAGTTTAATAATTCTGATAGTGTTTGGTATTTTGCTGACAGTAAAGGTAATCCCATTTCTGCTAAAGACGTTCGTCGTTATAAGCATGCTGTTCAGCGCTATAATGATGACATAGCGGCTTACGAGCGCGCCGTGAGCGGAACAAAATTGCCTTACATGGGTGACATTACTGTCGGAGACTGGATTCGCGACTTTAGGCCCAGCAAGACTTATTTAGGTGGCGGTTCACATTACGCCCTTGAGCGCATGAACCCGAATAAGCGAACGATTCATTTTGATTCCGCTGAAGCCCTGAGGGAAAAGACGACCTCTATTCTTGACAATCTCTCGAAGGCAGCAAAGGCCGAGAAACTTACGGCAGCCAAGCAACAGATTGCTTCTATGCTTGACGTTATTGGTGATCCCACACTTTATGACATTTTGACAGACATTCCAGATGATGTTCTGTGGCTCATGTGGACTGTTAATGGCGATTTCTCTAATCAGTTATCGCTTATGTATGAGGCAGCAAAAGAAGGCTATTTCGAGAAGCGAAGAGCGAATGAGGACGTGTGGTATGACGACGTGGAGAACGCGCATTCTGAGACACTTGCTCTACTTGAAGATATTAAGTCAGTAAAGATTAGACCGGAGGACGATTTTAGTGGCTCCCCAATCAACAAGCGCCTCAATCGTCGCCGGTCCAAGCGGTAAGCGCACCCACAAGAAGATCCCCTCGTTCTGCGCTGACTTTGAGACAACTACCCAAGAAGAGGATTGCCGAGTATGGTCATGGGGCATTATTAAGGTGGGAAAACTGTCCGACTACGTGGACGGCACTTCTCTTGACGGCTTCATGCATCATATTGCAGAGCGAGCCGCATACATATATTTTCATAACCTTAAGTTTGATGGCATCTTTATTCTAGACTGGCTTCTTAAGCATGGATACAGTTGGACTAAAGAGAATCCTGGCGTGAAACAGTTTTCATCACTCATTTCTCGGATGGGACAATTTTATTCAATCACGGTCGTGTTTGAGACTGGATATAGGATTGAGTTTCGTGACTCACTCAAGAAACTCCCCATGTCTGTGTCAGCAATCGCTAAGGCATTCAATCTTCATGACCAAAAACTTGAGATCGACTACGAGAAGTCACGGCCGATAGGTTATATTCCCACAGAGCAGGAGAGGCGTTATCAGAGGAATGACGTTGCTATTGTTGCCCAAGCGCTAGAGATTCAGTTCGCGGAGAAGATGACAAAACTGACCGCAGGGGCAGACTCTTTAGCAACATACAAGAAGATGACAGGCAAACTGTTTATTCGCAGATTTCCCATCCTATCCCCTGAGATCGACTCTGAAATTCGGAAGGCATATCGCGGAGGGTTTACATACACTTCCCCTCGCTTCTCTAGGAGACTTAACGGTGAAGGCAGTGTTTATGACGTCAATTCGCTTTATCCGTCAGTTATGCGTAACTCATTGCTTCCATACGGGGATCCGCTATATTCCGAAGGGGCCCCTACAACTCAAAGACCTCTTTATATTTCGTCTATTACAATTAAGGCTAAGTTAAAACCAAACCACATTCCCTGTATTCAAATTAAAAAGAATTTGACCTTTAATCCTACTGAATACCTTACTGAAATTGATGAGCCAACTGAAGTTGTAGCAACAAATATCGACATAGAACTCTGGAAGAAACATTACAACCTAAAGATACTCTCATGGAACGGAACTTTTGAGTTTAGGGGTTCACACGGGTTTTTTGACGAATATGTCGACCACTTCATGGAGATTAAGAAGAATAGCACAGGCGGCCTACGTCAAATCGCAAAACTACACCTCAATAGTCTTTATGGAAAATTCGCTACGAACCCTGATATCACAGGCAAGCACCCTGTTTTAAAGGATAACCGAGTTTCGTTAGAGATGAATGAAATGGAAATACGAGATCCTGTATATACCCCAATGGGAGCGTTTATTACAGCACACGCTCGGAGCAAAACGATAAATGCAGCACAAGACAATTATGAAACTTTCGCTTACGCAGACACTGACTCATTACACCTAGTAGGGCCAACTACACCACCAGAGACCCTGTGGGTCGACCCTGTTGAACTAGGAGCATGGAAGCACGAGGGAAATTTCACAAAGTCTGTTTACATTCGAGCAAAGCAGTACGCAGAAGAAATTGATGGTAAACTAGATGTGCACATCGCGGGAATGCCCCGCTCAGTGGCCGCCACATTAACGTTGGACGACATGTTGACGGGAGGCCAATGGGGTGGTAAACTTATTCCCACAAGGGTTCCTGGGGGCGTGGTTCTCAAGGACACCACATTCACACTTAAAGTTTGAAAGGCTGGATCAATTATGGCTCGACCCGTTAGCGACAAGACAACTGTCAAGTTCCGTCTTCCCAAGACTCTCATCTCTGACATCGATGAGCAGCACTGGGTTGAGCGGAGACCCTCGGATGACATTGTTCGCGACGCCCTTATTGACTATCTTGCTCAGAAGGCTCCCAAGTCGGCAAAGTGACTACGAACCCGTGCGGGGTGCAATCCGGTGATAAGGACCCGCACGGAACGGCCCGCAAGTCTTTGTAGCACTGGCTGACATTGGGTGAAAATGGTAGGCTAGGAACGCAAGTTCCTAGCCTACCTTGCTATTAGGAGAAGAAATGGGAAAGGCCGATAAGTATAAAGGGACAGGAAATGTTGCTGAGGACGCTAAGCGGACTCAGGAGCAGACCAAGAAGAATCTTGAGAGCAAGCCGGACAAGTCGCGAGTACCGGTAACGGGTGTTACGGGCGATAAACTTGCTGATCCGAAGTACCAGCAGGAACGCGCCCAGCAGATGAATCGGGACACGGCACATCTTTCACCTGAGCAGAAGAAAGAGGCGGGCCTGCCCGAGTCACACGTTTATGACCCAGGCGATTCCGATGGAGATAATAAGGCTGTATCCCCGTCTGACAGAAACATGACCGGCGGGGATCCTAATCCGGTTAAGGATGAGGACCCCTTTAAGGACACGAAGGCTGCCTGGGACCATCTGGCGAGCGTTTTCGGAGACAAGATCACTGCTCTTCAGGGTGAACTTGAGGGCCGCCTCTCGGGAATGCTGACTCCTACCGACCGTGAGACGAGCAACCCGTTTGCAGGCGACGACGTTCCTGCCAGCAAAGAGATGACTGCGGATGACGTCAAGGCGGCCGTGGCGTCGACGGCGGACGACGCGAAGGCGGTGGCCAAAGGCATCGGTGAGGTTGGTGGTGCTGCAGCCAATCTTGCGGGTACTGCCTTGAAGGACGCTGGTAGTGCTACAATTAAGGAAATGGGGATCGATACGGATGCCGTAAAGAGTACTGGAAAAACTCTCGCAGGCCTCTCGGGTCTTTTCTCATCTGGAGATAATCCCGATTCGAAGGTTCCTGACGGGAACTGGAAGCCTAAGTCAATTTCAGATCTATTCACGAGGAAGTAATTATGCCCCGCTTGCGAGATGACGTTTCAAACGTCGATATGCTTAACGCGATTCGTTCAGATGCGCGTAGGGACTATCAGGAGATGGTTCCGGAGGCCACCAAGGCCAACATTCAGGAAACCATTCAGGGAATCATGTCTGACAACATTTCTCGAAACGAGTTCATGTCAGCACTGATTAACCGGATCGGATCCACGGTTGTGCGCGACATTTCCTGGCGCAACCCCCTTGCCGTTTTCAAGGACGGTATGATGAATTTCGGTGACACCATCGAAGAGGTGCACATGGACTTCGTCAAGCCCACGATTTACGACGAGAACCGTGACTATTTGGAGAAGGACGTGTTCGGCCAGGCGCGCCCGCCGGCCTACAGCGCCTTCCACACGATTAACCGCAAGGAAAAGTTCAAGGTCACCTTCAACCGCGATGTTCTCCGTCGCGCCTTCCTGAGCGATACGGGACTGTCTGAGATGCTTTCACAGACAATGGCCGTGGCTGCGTCCTCGGACGAGTGGTCCGAGTTCCTGACCATCTGCTCCCTGTTCCGCACCTACGACGAGAAGCACGGGTTCCACAGGGTTCAGATTCCTGACCTGAACGTCTTTGATGCAGATAAGACGCACACGGACGCTGCCCTTAAGGCGCTTCGTGTGGCTGCGGACAAGATGCGCTACCCGACTCCTGCATACAATGCGGCGGCGGTTCACTCGTTCGCTCGCCCCGAGAATCTTGTTCTCATTACGACGCCAGAGTTCAAGGCTAACGTTGACGTAACCTCTCTGTCCGCCGCGTTTAACCGGCAGGACGCGGAGGCTCCGTCGCACATTATCACTGTTCCGAATGAGGCCCTTGGGCTCAAGGACGTCAGCGCGATCCTGACCACTCGAGAGTTCCTGCTGATTAAGGACGTTCTCCTGGAGAATCGTTCCATCCAAAACCCTGAGGGCCTTTATGACAACTACTGGCTGCACCACTGGTCACTGATTTCGGCCTCCCCGTTCACGCCCGCGATTGCATTCGGGACGAAGGAAAGCACTAAGATTGTCGTTCCGGCAGATGAGACGAACGCTGAGATCGACACGATTCAGACATTAAACCAGGATGGCACGCACAGCAGTGTGATGAAGCCGGGCGCTGTTCGGCAGGCGAAGATCGTCTGGAAGACTCCGCCCTCGAACAAGGGATACGCTACCGACTGGTACGTCAAGAATGCGACCAGCAAGGCCACGAAGATCTCTAACGACGGCGTCCTGACCGTCGGACCTGATGAGAAGAATGGATACCCGACGCTCGGGGTAACCGTTGACACGAAGTCTGCTCCAGGCGGCACTAAGCCTGTCAAGAAAGAGATTTCAATCCAGATTCAGGCGTGATATACTGAGTCAGTAACCTCCCCACTATCCTCCGGGATGGTGGGGATTTACTGTTAATGGAGGAGACATGACACAGATTTATGGTGACCCGCCAGAGACCGCCGCGGGACTGTCGTTTGATTACTCGGTATGGTCCGCAGGCAGTGTTATTACTATGTGTAACGTGCCGTTTGACAATACTTATCGCGACATTATTGACTGGGATTCTTACGGCTGGACGCCTTATCAGTACGTCAAGTCATTCAACAAGGTCAACAAGGTCGAGATAAATCAACTAACATATCTTGCCCAAGGCAAACCGATTCGCATTCCCACACCATTCACTAAGGCGAACCAGTATAACTATGTAATGGTTGAGAACCCCGGCCGTCCCGTTGACTCGAAGAATTTCGAGGGCTACACACCCCACGCCTTCTTCTACTTCATCACCAGCGTGGACTACATAGCGCCTAACACCACACAGCTAACTCTTCAACTCGATGTCTGGTCGACGTACTATCAGCGCGTCAAGTTTGGGCGCTGCTATCTCGAGCGCGGACACATGGGGATCGCCGCTGTCGACAGTTTCAACGATAACGGTCGCGAGTGGCTTGCCCAACCCGAAGGCCTCGACGTCGGTGGCGAGCATCAGGTCATCCGCTCATACCGGCGCATGATTGCCGACGTCTTCAACGGCGACTACGACGTCGTCATCACCAGCACTATCGACCTTGCAGCAGAATGGGGGAACCTTGCGAGCCCCCGCTTCAAGATGGCTAACGGGTCAAAGGCCGAAGGTCTTCCCAACTCAGCCAGTGTATGGGTCACATCGCGAAACGACTACCTCGAGGGGCTCTCCGCACTCTCCGCATACCCGTGGGTGGCACAGGGCATCGGCTCCGTAACCATCGTGCCAAAGGGCGTGGTGTCCAAGAATCCCGCAAATGCGACGCGAATCGGGAGCGTGAGTTGGTACAAGGTCGGCACTGGCGACGTCTATGTAAACCGCGCTTTCCCGCTGACTAACCATGACTTCCGAAAAGAAGTCATGAGCATGCTGCCAAAGGCGTATCAGGAACTTCGTAAGTTCATGACCGCACCCTACTGCATCCTTGAACTCACGACTTACACGGGAAACCCGGTGGAACTTCGTCCGGAGTCGCTTATGACTACGGGTATTGGGCTCCTGCAGTACGGACACGTCGTTCCACCCAACCCCCAACTGATGTTCACGGTCAAGGACTACAACAACAAGTGGGCCTCTAAGCGTCTTGTTGGCCCAACCACCCATGAGGATGATGAGTACGGCGAGGAGTGGGATCTGGTTACCGGATACACCTCACTTCCTACATTTTCAGTTCTCAACAACTCGGGCCTCAATAATCTGGCCTCAAATGCTCACACGATCGCCGCACAGATCAATTCCGCCAAGTGGCAGCAGCGTCGCGCTCAGCGCAGCGCTGTGGCGTCTCGCGATATTGCTAACGCGGGGATTGCCGCAACCCAGGCGGGCGCTGAGAACACGATGTGGGGTAACTCTGCGATGGCTGACTCACAGTCTCGTTACAATAACATGCGGGCTACCGTTCAGGCGGTGCAGGGTGGAATGACGGCCCTCGGAGGCGCTATTGGGCTCAACGGGCAGGCTGTGGGTGCGGGCATCGGTCAGGCGGCTACAGCGGGGATCAGTGCGATGATCCAGAACTCGCAGGCACAGTCAACGGCGAACATCCAGAATCAGTTGGCCAGTGGTGCTTCACAGATCTCTCAGACACAACAGCGCGCGGTTCGGGACACGAACTACGACCTTGCACAGTTTGCGGCTAATGGTGACTATGAGGCGGCGATCGCTAGCATCAATGGGCAGCAGCAGGACATGCAGGTCATTCCGCCTGCCGTTATCGGGCAGACGGCGGGCACTGTGGCCGCTATGGTGTCCAACGGACTGGTGATCGACTGTCGCGTGCGTTTGCTCTCCGATTCGGCTATTCGTCGTGTCGGTGACTACTGGTTGCGTTATGGGTATGCGATGAACACGTGGATCAAGATGCCGAGTCGCCTTTCCCTGATGACCGAGTTCACGTACTGGAAACTGGCTGAGTGCTACCTCGAGCGCGCGGACATTCCCGAGACCTTTAAGGGGACCGTGCGGGGCATCTTCGAGAAGGGTGTGACCTTGTGGCGCTCACCGCAGCGGATTGGTACAATCAATATCAGGAACAATCGGATCGACAAGACGAATCAGGTGAGTTTGATTGCCTAAAAGAGACTATGTTAAGAATACTGTCTATCGAGAAGTGATGGCGGCGAGGCCATCGACCTCAGAGAATCGTCAAGCGGCACTAGAGTATATGTATAGACGCCAATTGATGGGGAAGTGCATTTCCAGGTTCACTTGGGAGGGCCTGCCCAACGGAATTGATCCGCGCTTCATTGAGACAACTATCTTCAATAATGGGTACAGTGTGTTCTACTATGACTCATTCTTTGAGATGTTCATGGCGATGCCCGCAACCATCTCGGGGCCCCTGGATATACAGGACAATCCTACTGGCTATCGGGTAACGCGAAACGGTGTTTACTCGCGCGACGTGCCCGCCAGCGAGTCCGTCTGCATCTGGGGAAACCAGATCAGAGTGCCCGAGATTGACGTTGTACTCTCCTACGCAGCGCGCCTCGCCCAGATTGACCGCACTATCGAGATCGATCTATTAAATGAGCGCAACCCCATGATCGTTGCTTGTTCCCAAGATCAACGGCTCACTGTTCAGAACTTGATAAGCAAGATTTATGATGGCGAACCCGTGGTTTGGGGAACTGAAAACTTGGCTGTTGACAACCTGGCCAGCATGATCGGTGTCTTCCCGCTGAATCAGAATGCGGGTGCGGGCGCCGTCTCCAGCATCAAGCACATGGAGTCCAAGGCCAAGATCTGGGGTGAGGCCCTGACAATGCTCGGGATCATGAATGTGAACAGTGAGAAGCGTGAGCGCATGGTTGTTGAGGAGGCCGCAGGAAACTCTGGTCAAGTCCTGGCGTCACGCGAGTCGTTCATGAAGCCTCGACAACTTGCGTGTGAGCAGATCAACGAGAAGTTTGGGTTACAGATCTCATGTGAATGGGCGGTCGACGACAATGCCGCCCCGAACATGGAGGACTACCTGGCTGTACAAAACCTGACCACCTACGACGCGGAGGGGGAGGAGTAATGACCGCACAGTTCACAATGCGCCTTAAGGACGTCGTTAAGGTAACCGGAGACCACATCGGCCTTGACGACTACCCCATCTTTAATGAAGATTACCGCAAGGTGCTGAACGACCGAATTAAGCGTGAGTACTGGCTCCAAGAAATTGCGCACGAGACACCAGATATCTTCATCTGGCGACTCAAACTCAAGATGGAGCGCATTATGCCCCGATACAATCGAATGTATGAGGCCGAACTCCTCAATAACGATCCGCTAGATGGTGGGCGTCGCGTCAATGAGACCTCTCAGGATGGGCGGTCGCAGAACAGTGGGACGAACCGGCAGGACAGCAACGGATCCGGCACTACCAACTCCACAGGCCGCACAGTGGGGTCTGACACCCCGCAGAGTCGCTTAGCGGGAGACGGGGACTATGCGACGTCTATCAGCGACGCATCCACCAAGGGCAAGAGCACGAACACGTCGACCTCGACGTCGAGCAGCACCGGGACCAACGACTATCGGAACAACCAGCACTCCCTTTCCACGGGATACAATATGGGCAAGGGCGAGCAGATCGCTCGCTATCGAAACACTCTCGTGAATGTGGACGACTTTGTTATCGCAGAACTGTCCGATCTGTTTATGGGCATCTGGGACAATGCCCAGCCCCGCACTCGCCACTACCTCAACTACGGAATGTACTAGGAGTAAAAATGCCTGTTGTTGATCACACCTCAAAGTGGTTTGCCACTAAATCAAAAATGGATGCTGCACTGTATCTCATTAAAAACATTGAACTTAACAATGTTACGCCTTTTACTTATGGCGACGGTCTTACGTACTATGAAGTCCTCTCTCGCCTCCGTGAAGTTGTAAGTGAGGTTGTTGAGTACGTCAATGAATTTGGGAACGAAGAGAGACGTCTGGTTGATGATTTTAATAAGCAAATTCAGGAATTTGTTAAAAACCAGAATTCTGCTTACGACTTAAATGTTGACCGCATCAAGAACGCTACCGCAGCCTTTGAATCGGCAGTGGGAAAACTGATGAATTCTCTTCTCGCCGAAAAGTTCGAAAAACACCCCTCTGGAAAGTTTTTCACCACAATAGCTAAGGATGGCTCACAGATCGGTGTAGCCAGCAGTCAGGGGATGCAGGACGTCCTGGACGAACTGTCTACAGTTCGTTCCTCGGTCAACAGCAATAAGGCAAATGCAGACAGGCGGCTTAACGACCTCGAGTCCAACAGCATCGTCAACCGAGTAAGCAAGTACCCTCACACCCTCATCCTGGGATCTTCAAACGCACTCCTCACAGGCTACTCCAACGGAACCTGGGACGAGTGGTGCAGGAGCAAGGGAGAAATCCCTCACAACTATGCATCAAACGGTGGAGGTTTCACCTCAAGCGATGACAACAACTTCCTTACCATGCTCAACAATGCTGCAACCCAGATCAGTGAGTTCCAGCGAAACCTGACAGGACGCTGCTACATCATCGACCTCATCTACGATATCCGAACCGGACGCGATATCAGCCAGCCATTTGAGCGCTTCATGCAAAAACTGAAAGAGGCATTCCCGAACTGCAAGGACATAATCGTCCTTCCCGCGCTGTACAACGAATGCGACGCAAACAACGACTTCAATATCGCCCGCCGCTGCGCCTCAACAACGAACGCGATCAAGCGACTTGCCACCCCGCACGGGGCAGTTGTCTGCGAAGGGTCTCGCTCCTGGTTCCACAACGGGCAGGAGGCTAAATTCTTCACACCTGAGATGAATGTGCACTTCACGCCCACGGGTTACAAGTACGCCCAGCAACAGTTTGATGCGTGGCTTCGTGGCGGCTCTGGTTGGGTCAATTACGGTTGGGAGGACATTACGGGGCTAGCGAATCTCAATAATGTGCGACAGAACAATTTCCTCTACGCCGTCTGTCGTCGGGAGCGCGATGATGTCACCATCCACGCAACATTCGAGGTAGGCAGCGTCACGAACGGTGAGGTCCTGTTCAGGCTTCCCGCCTGGGCTCGCCCGTACACGAACTTCTACGTGACGATGTGGCAGGACTCCACAGCGTTCCGTGGAAATGTCAACCACAACGGCAACGTCATTGCCCTGAAGGACATCCCCGCCGGAACCCGACTGGCAATTGACGCATCATATTCCATCTTCTAACAAACACGTCTGCCCCCATGGTAAAATGGGGGCAGACGTCTATCTAGGGGGATAAATGGCTTGGGATGAGACAATGCGAAAGGTGTGGGTCAAGGCGATCGGCACTGTCGAGTCGTCCATGAACTATGCTGCTATCAACTACAACGACCCGATCACTGTGGGAATTGGGCAGTGGTACGGCACTCGCGCCGCGGCACTAATCAAAAAGATGAAAAACGTTGACTCCGCAGGATACGGGGCTCTACCGCAAGACTTCCGAAACGAAATGAACGCCCACAGCGAGAGTGATGCGTTCTGGAATACATACTACCTACCCAGAAACTTCGGTGACGCGCTCAAGCCGTTCCTGCTTAATAATCGCAATATCCAGGATGACCAACTAATCTTTGACGCCAACAGTACATATAGAAACATGGCGCTCAAGTACGGAATCAACCCTGACACCAACACTGAGACATTCATCCTGTGGGCCGTCGCCTACCATCAGTCTCCACAGCGAGCGATGCGAATTGCCAACCGCGTTGGCGGAACGAATCTTGATGGAATGAAGGCCGCCATCCTCTCAGATGCTGTACTAGGTGTGTACAAAACGCGTTACGACACCGCGTACAACATCATCAAGTCAAAAGACACCAGCGGTGTTGGCAGTAGTGGATCCAGCAGCACTACTACACCTGACGGCAATGGGGGTAGAGCATCACAGTCCAACTTCGGCAGCCTTGTTGTCGGGCCGGGCGTTGGATACCTGCTGCTTGACAACTCAAACCTGGTATGGCTACGCACACGCTTCGGTACCTCAGTAGGAACACCAGTGGGCATCAATCTCTGGAAAATGGATATGGGCAACTCTGAAGCCAAGGTCCAGGAGATCGTCTCGGGCGCGTGGAACAACGCCCACGCGCTCGGGTTCAACGAAGGAAGTGCTAGCGCGGGAAGTGGTGGTACCGGTGGCGGTGACGCAGGTGGTGGCGACGGATCCAAGGGTGCGAAGGCCCTGAAGTGGATGATGTCACGCATCGGGAAGTTCGGATACCGTCAGGCGCCTGGCCGTCTGGATCCCGACAACTCGGGATTCGGCGACTGCTCATCCACGATCTATCGAGCCTACAAGGACACGTCAGGAACGTTCGTAGGCACGTGGACAGGCGACCAGTACAACCGTGGAAGAGAGGTCATGCCCCGCGGTAGCGGCGCAATGACGGCCGCGCAGCGAGCCCTGCTGAGACCCGGTGACATGATCGTCATGGCTTGGCGGTCGACGGGATCCTACTATCCCGAGACCGATCACGTAGAAATGGTTGTGGACTCCAATCGTTTGATTGGACACGGAGGAAACCCGTATTATGGACCTGTAATTACTAGCATCGATCGCCTCGCTGGCACTCGATGGTGGACAGTGAGGAGACACGATTGAAAAAGAAATTCAGTTACTACTCATTCTCGAAGGTACTCTCGTATGCAGGTGTCTTCAACATGATTATGGGTGCTCGCGGCCTGGGTAAGACCTATGGTGCTAAGAAAATCGTTATCAAGAATGCGATCAACAAGGGGCAACAATTCATCTACCTTCGACGTTACAAGACGGAGTTAAAGGGGCGCAACTCTTTCTTCGCTGATATTCAGTCAGAGTTTCCTGGCGAAGAGTTCCGCGTTGAAGGACAGTTCGCCCAGCGCAAGGTGTGTAAGAAGTGGGAGACGATTGGCTACTTCATTCCACTGTCGACGGCACAGGCGAACAAGTCGATCTCGTATCCAAATGTCTACACGATCATCTTTGATGAGTTCATCATCGACAAGGGGTCTCTGAGGTATCTGCCCGATGAGGCGAAGGTGTTCATGGATTTTTATTCCACAGTAGACCGTTATCAGGACAGGGTTCGGTGCCTCATGCTCTCAAACTCTGTGTCCATCATGAACCCCTACTTCATCCGTTTTCATATTGAGCCTGTTGAAGGTATCTCCCGTCATGCGGACGGCTTTATTGTCACTGACTTTGTTGACGGTGAGCAATTTCAGTCAGAAGTAGCGCACACTCGGTTCGGGTCGTTCATTACAAACTATGCTGAAGACTATGCTGAATATGCTATCAGTAACAAGTTCGCAGACAACTATGATGACTTCGTCATGAAGAAATCAGGTAAAGCAAAATACGCCTTCTCACTCCGCTGCCCGGACGGAGAAGTCTCCGTCTGGATCGACGGTCCTACATGGTTCGCCCAGCGTCGTCAGCCGCGTGGCGATCGTGTAAGATGGGCCTATAAGGTCACAGACTTGCGAGAAGGGGAGAGACTGCTTATGTATGGCGACAAAGTGTTATCCATCATGCGGAGCACATACCGAAAGGGGCGCCTTTTCTCCGACTCGCCAGAGACCCGCAATATGTTCGCAGAAATCTTTGTCCGATGATTAATCTGCCTCAGACGTTAGATGTGGCCTTGGTTGTCGGTGTCATAACCTTGATGACTGTTGTTGGAAAATTCGTGTACCGGTTTACACGCTTCCTAGACCATCTCTCCATAATGCTTGCAACGTGGGAGGGAACTCCTGATAAGCCTGGTGTTGTGGCTCGACTAGATGATATTGAGGACAAACTCAAAGACGTTCAGTATCACGTCAAACCAAATCATGGCGGGTCTACCATAGACGCGCAAAACCGCCAGTTGAAAGAAATCCTTTACTACCTCAGGGAGAAAAATAATGGGAGAGCATGAAGCCCCGTCTAAGGGCATCGACCCTAAGATCCGGTTCTACGCATACTGCGCATGCTTCGGCATCCTCGTAGCACTCAGCGCCATGCGAGTAATCGACGGATCCTACATCGACGCAATCAACTTCGTCACCGCAGGATTCTTCGGAGTCGCCGCCTACAACGTCCCTCGAGTGGGTGACAAGTAATGGCAACACGAGCAGACATCATCCGCGTCGCCAAGGGAGAGGTCGGCTACAGTCGATGGGCCGATGAGCTCAATGGCACCAAGTACGGGCGCTGGTACGCCCGCGCCGTCGGCAACGACATGTTCGCCGCCAGCGGCGTCCCCTACTGCGACATGTTCGTCTCCTGGGTCCTCTCCACCGTCGGCATCGCATGGCGCTCCGCCTACGTCCCGGGACGCGAGAACGAGGCCCGCGCCCGCGGCGTACTCATCAGCAAGTGGGATGTCCGCCCAGGCGACGCCGTCACCTTCGACTGGCAAGGCGACGGAGAGTCCGACCACATCGGAATCGCCGTCACCGCCCCCTACGGCAACAAGATCGACACTGTCGAGGGAAACACCTCATGGGGCTACTCCGGATCCCAGGGCAACGGTGGCGTCGTCGCCAGCAAGCAGCGCGACATGGACGACATCGTCTACGGCATCCGGCTGGTCGACGACTACGCCGTCGCCCGAACCAGCGACGGAACCAGCAACATCACAGGAATCCAGACCGCAATCGGCGCCACCCCAGACAACATCCTGGGACCCGACACCGAGAAGCGACTCTACGCCGTCGTCGCTGCCAGCGGATGGGCAGGGAGGCACTTCCCCTACGGAATCCAGTACACGCAATCCGTCGTCGGGACCAACCCCGACGGTGTGTGGGGAGACGCTAGCGACGCCGCACACGACCGAGTCATCGCCGCAATCCAGCGGGCGCTCGGAGTCGAGGATGACGGCATATGGGGCCCCGCGTCCCAAGCCGCCTGGGAACGCTATCGCAAGAACGCGAAGCGTCCCTAACCCAAGACACAGATATCCCCCGGAGCATCCAGCCACTCCGGGGGATATCTGTATTCAAATCACATCGGTGATCTCACTACCGGACCTGGCCTTCACCACAGTGTGCTCCCAGCCCTGTCCTGTCTTCTCAATCGTGTGCTCACCTTCAGGCGATGAAAACTCCACCTTCATCTTGTCGTAAAGACATGATGTGGAAGTCGCAAATTTTGAATTGATCTTCGCTGAATCGTCTTCACTAAATGTGCTGATAGCCTCGAGCAATTCAATACACATTTTCTTGTATGAAATAGCCATCATTCCTCCTCGGGGAATTCGACACCCAAAATTTCTAGACATGATCTAAGATAGAATTCACAATTGTCGCGCCCGTGTGGACCGAATCTCTTAATCGTATTGATGCCAGTAATCTTGTTGGAAACAGTCACTCGATTGTCGGGCCATCCATAAACACATATGCGATAATCAAGCCCGTCTATCACTAGAAGATTATCTCTTGCAATGATTTTATAAAGCGGCAATTGATTGTCAATGTTGTGTCTAGTGACGTAATCTTTAAAATAAAACATCAAATCGCCCCCAGACCTTCAAGGCCCATCTCTAAAATCGCATTGTTTTTAAAGAAAATAGAATCAAAATGTTGAATAGTACCACTCGATGCTTCACTCGAATTCCATGTCTCAATTGTGTAATCGTTAATCAATCGAATGGCGATCTCCCCACAATAAAGAATGTTCGCTCCGCCCGGCGTATAGGCCTCGCGCATGCCGTAGCAGCGCAACTTACGTTTTACACTATTGAGTGACAACATTGTAATTAACCGTGTAGTTAAGAAGAAAGCGGGCGGCAAGTGGTAATTCGTTTTCTGGAGACATTGTGGTCTCGCCTTTGTAAGTCAAAGTCCACAAGTTGCCGTTCCTAGCGAGAGTCATCAATTCATCGCCAAACCAAATGCGAACAAAATCATTCTCATAAATATTTTCGTCAACAATCCCGCCCAGACGCATAAGTCCAAAGCACGTATCCCTACTCAGTCTACTCTTCAACTCTCGCATCGCACTTCAGCGACTTAACCCAAGCCACAATCCTTTCTGGTGTGTCGTTGTAGTCAGTGTTCTTGATATACCAATTACTATCGCCGGTTCGCTCTAGAATAATTTGCTTGGACAATTCCTAATCCTGTCTCTGAAGAAATAATCAAATCCGTCGCCATGATATGATATTCGTTCGTAGCATCCTTCCAGTAATGAAGCCTCCCAGTATCGTGATAATAAGCAATGTGATATCCATTCAATAAACATTCTGTGATAAAATTGCTGACCTTCCAATGAGTCAATGTGTTAGATGCCGAATGATCAAAATGATGTTCCCGCTTCACGCTCGATCTCCGATCCAAGCCAACAACTCATACTGAGACCCAAAAGTCCGCCAGTAGCCCGTGGTCACCACATGCCACCTACGATGGTGAGCCCTCTTGACCATGTACTCTCGACCATTGAGAAGCATGCAGCACGACCTGTCATCTGCATCAACATTAAACACTACAACTTCTGGAATTTCCTTAATCATAGGCCACGCGCTGCGACCAAAGATGTCCGAAAGTGTGCTGAATTCAGTCATAATCATTTCCTAAAGATATTCTGTGGTCCACTTTAATAGCAATAGTGACTTATCTGTCTCGTTCATGTATTAATAATGCACCAACATTCTCTGAAAGTCAACTTATCTCCACGTGAACCACACCACATAACCCATAAGCACACCAATTGTCCTAACAATAGGTGTGCTTATTTATATGTGCCCTGGGCTGCATGCATATGTGCCTTCGTTTGTCAAGCGAAATCATGTGATGTCACTCACAAATATGACCAAAATGGGGGTGATCTTCGCCACTCGAAAGGGGGGCAAC